TATCATGGACGGACACCATCGCTGGGCTGCTTCTATTTTTTCCGAAGGTCCACAAATAAGTTTGGGTGGAACACAAATTGATATGGATGGAGAGAACCTAGTTAAGGTTTTAGCTCTTATGGGCGATGCTTTTCATCCTGGCGAGAGAAAGGACCCTTCTCCGCATAATATTATGAATGCTACTGCTGATGATGTCAACAACTTTGTGAACAAGTTTGTAGAAGAAGGTATTGGTGAATTTGTCGATGCCGACACCGCTAAAAGAGTGTTGGAAGAACGCTTTGGCAGTATAGAGAAAGCAAAGACTCACTTCATCTCCCAGCTTCAATATATCCAAAAGGACCCACCCACTTGGGCGAAGTCAAGAGACAAAATGCCTGTTCTAGAGCCTAAGGTTAAAGAGCCAGAAAAGGTTGCTAATGCAATGAGGGCTGGAAATGTAGACGTTTACTCGCCATACGCTCCTGGAGATAAAGAAACTAAAGAACCCGCAAACAGAAAAGACCAAAGCTGGTCAGGACTTAGTGTAAAAAATTGGAGAAACAAATGAAACTCACTAAACAATACTTAACTAAAGTTATTAGAGAAGAAATTAACAAAACTGTCAAAGAGTACGCTGGCGACACCGCTGCGCTTGAGATGTCTGGAGGCAAAGAAGGATTTGATTATACCCCAGGAGGTAAGCAAAGAACTGATTCGAAGAAGATGTCAGCAGATACCGGCGCTGCCGAGAAGGCTCTGGACAAACAAGCGCAGCTAAAAAGATTATTGTCTAAAGTTGATCGTAGAGAAGAGTTAGAGCAAATGTTGCCTGTTTTTTTGGGTGCCTTGGGTGATAAACTGAAGCCAAATGACATCAAGCGTGTTTTGACGCAGTACATACAAAAACTGTAACTTACTTCAAAACAAACTACTTATCTCTATAAGGGAGGTACTGTAGATATGCAGGAAAAAATAGACAAATGGCTCGGAAAATGGGCCTCACGAAAACTAATAGTATGGGGAACCTCCACCGCTTTCTTGGCGGCTGGATCAGTTACAAGCAGCGACTGGGTGGCTGTGTCCCTTGCTTACATAGGACTTCAGGGTGCAGCAGATATTGCTGCTAAGTGGAAACACGGCTGATGAAGAGACTATGGTTTAAAGCCAAAGAGATTTGGTGGAAAATTATACTGGGGGTTGTTGTAGTGGCAGCCCTCTTAATTTACTTTTACCGTTTGCTCAGGCCAACGGAAGATAAAATGGAATATTTGGAAGCTATAAAAACAGAAGCCACAGCAGCCTTAAAGGAAAATGAGTTGCGTGGTAGACTTGAGAAAGATAAGATTGGAGCAATCAAGGGAGTCTTTGAAAGTCGTCTTAAGGATACAAAGAAGATAGACGACCGAGAAGAACGATTGAAAGCTTTAATCAGACTTCACAAGGAATTGGACATTTAAGGAGAATAAAATGGTAGACATTCCTACACTAGATATTGAGGATTACGATCCCGACCTAAACGAAGAAGAAGAGGCTATTGAGGATAAGTCTGGCGGCGCTCTTACTTATGCTATTGTTGGCGCTGGTCAAGGCGGCGGTCGAATGGCAAAAGCGTTTTATGATATGGGCTATACTAAGACGATTGCTGTCAATACAGCCCGTTCGGACTTAAATGGCTTAGACTTACCGGATAGTCAAAAGTTTCTTGTTGACGAGCATGGGGAACAGGGGGCTGGAAAAGACCAAGCGAAAGCCCAAGCAGCTATTGAAAAGAAAGAACAAGAAGTATTTAACAAGTTCCGTGAAATATTCGGGAACAATGTTGACCGCATCTTAATTTGTCTTGGAGTATCTGGCGGCTCAGGGGGTGGAACAGTTAACACCCTTATTAAGGTAGCCAAGAAGTACTTCACCTATATTGGTGTAGAGGATGTAGATCAACGTGTTGGTGTCGTTGCATCTCTTCCGACCGCTGGCGAGTCAGCTTCCCCAACGGTAGCTAAGAATGCACACGCTCGTATGACCCAGCTTTGCGGGCTAGCAGAAAAGGGCAAGATCGCTCCACTTATTATGGTGGATAACGAAAAGATTAAAAAGCTTTACCCCAAGCTTACAGTCAAGAAGTTCTGGAGGACCATCAACAATACAGTTGCTGGGTTGTTCCACGTCTTCAACGTCCTGGCAAATAAAGATTCAGAATACACAACCTTTGATGCTACAGACTATGATAGTATTATGCGTCAGTCAGGCTGTATGATTATGGGTGTTACCACTGTTAAGAACCTTGAAAACGAAACTGCTGTCTCAAGTGCGCTTAAGAAGAACCTAGAGAAAACTCTTCTCGCCGAAGGTTTTGACTTGACAACTGCTACAGGCGCTGCTTGTATTGTTGTTGGCGGCGAAGAGATATTTGAAGAAACTGTTGGCTTGATGGACAATATTGAGTTTGGGTTTGATACTTTGGCTGCTTTGACTGGTGGTGCCATGGTTCACCGTGGTATCTATGAGGATGCAACAAGAGATAAATTAGTTACCTATACCCTTGTTAGCGGACTTAAGCGCCCCGCCAAGCGCATCGAGGGACTGAAAAAGTTCTTGAAGTAAAATGAAGAAAGTAGTTGCACTCATACTGCTCTTTTCACTCAACGCCGCTGCGGCTGAGGTAGTCAAGTTTGACCCTCGCCCAGCGGTTGTTGAGCAAGAGGGCAGCACTTATGTTGGAATACTTCTTAGTGAAGAGGATTTCCGCAAAATGCTTCAAAAGAAAATTGACACCAACGCCAAACTAGCAGACTGTTCTGTGGATAAAAAGGTCTGCACCCAGATGCAAGAGACGTACAAATTATCCATAACTAAACTAGAAGAACAACTCAAGAGAAACAACTCATGGTTTGACAGAAATCGGGGAACAGTCGGAATTGTCACCGGCTTGCTATTAGGGACAGGGCTTTCTGTGGGGATTGTTCATGCAGTATATCAGAAATAATGAAAAAAGATTTAAATTATGTTGCCGCCGTTGAGAAGGCAATATCAGAAAAATATGGCAAAGAAGCAGTACAAGATTTTAGATCTACCTGGGAGCCTGAACGAGAGGAAAGTTATTTAGTTCAACTTAAGAATAGGAGAACAAAATTACAAACTTTCAAGGACCGTAAAAAGTTTTTTTTGGTTGGTGATGTTGAAATTAGAAAAAAGCACAACACTGAGCGGACAAACAGAACTTGCCCGGTTTGTAAAACATATTCATTTTCATCAAGAGACGACCTATATATGAATAGGTTTGAGTGTTGCAATCAATGTTATGTTGAATATGTTGAGTTTAGGGAGGATCGTTGGAATAGCGGATGGCGACCACAAGATGGCGAATATAAACCACCGTTAATTAAAACAATTCTTGAAACTTGCAAAGCTTATACTTATAGAATTTTTAGGAGAGTAAAAAAATGGCTAATATTTTGGACATAGTAAGAGGTTTGAGTCAAGCCGCAGCAAATGCATACGATGGCTATGAAAATATGGATGAAAAAATCGGGTTGAGGAGAGAAGAAGGACATCCAGTTCTTGACAGCCGCCTTATGGACGGTTTTAAAGTTCGATTCGCTGCGGACAATCTTATTGTGACATACCACGGCGAAGTCCTGATGAAGGAGATTCATCCAAGAGGGCAGTTTGAGAACGAAATAGAGAGAAAGTTTGGTGATATTGTCTCTTACCTTAAGAAAGAATATAAAAAGGTAACTAAGTCATCCGTAACTTTGTCAGAAATTTCAGATGCCGATATTTATGTTCAGAGTACATCTAGAGTTAGAAACTGGGTGCAGGCAACCAAACGATACAAAATCGGTGGTGCCGAAGATGTGGAAACATTAAAGCAACCCTCAAAAGAAAATACAGAAGATGGGATTAAAAAGTTCTTAGATTTGTTCTCAGACAAGCGTCCATCCAATGATAAGGCTACCAAGAACCCAGATACGCCTGAGGCCTAAATGAGCCTTACAAAAAAGGAAATGATGGCAGAGATCGTCCGTTGCGGGAAGGATCCTGTCTATTTTTCTAACAATTATGCAAAGATTTCTCACCCAATGCACGGGCTTATACCGTTTGATATGTATGAGTTTCAGGAAGAGGCTCTAAGGGACTTCAAAAAGCATCGTTTCAATATCATTCTTAAAGCTAGACAGCTAGGAATATCTACCACTGTAGCTTCCTATGTTGCTTGGATGATGTTATTTCATAGAGATAAAAACATTTTGGTTGTTGCTACCAAGTTAAACACTGCTGCTAACTTAGTTAAAAAATCCAAGGCAATATACAAAAACTTACCTGCTTGGTTGCGTATTGCTTCAATCGCTATTGATAACAGAAACTCGTTTGAGTTGACTAATGGGTCTGTTGTAAAGGCATCATCAACCTCTGGGGATGCTGGTCGTTCAGAAGCACTTTCTTTACTTGTGGTCGATGAGGCTGCAATCGTTGAAGGCTTAGATGAAATGTGGGCTGGACTTTACCCCACTCTATCAACGGGTGGTACCTGTATTGCTCTTAGTACTCCATATGGTGTCGGAAACTGGTTCCATAAAAATTATGTTGAAGCCGAAGAGGGAAAGAATGATTTTAACCCAATAAAATTACCTTGGACAGTACATCCAGAGCGTGATGAAAAGTGGTTCAAAAAAGAAACTCGCAATATGTCTAAGCGAGAAATCGCTCAGGAGCTAGAGTGTAACTTTAATGCTTCTGGTGAGACCGTTGTTCACGGAGATGATCTGAAGAGAATATTAGATAATTTCTGCGAGCCCACACACAGGACTGGATTTGATAGAAATTATTGGATTTGGGAACAACCCATAGAAGGACGAGACTATATTGCCGTTGCTGACGTTGCCCGAGGAGATGGGTCAGACTTTAGCGTCTGTCAGATATTGGATCTGCAAACAATGCAACAGGTGGCGGAGTATCAAGGAAAAATAACCCCTGATATGTTTGCTCCTCATCTTTGTACTATGGCTTCGGAGTACAACAACGCCCTATTGGTTATCGAAAACAATTCTTTGGGTATTGGTGTTCTTAGTCGCATTGAGGAGATAGGTTATAGTAACATATATTATAGCGTCAGGGCTACACACGAATATGTTGATCAAGCCACTGCTGAGGCTATTGGTGGAGTTGCTGGTTTTACCATGTCTATGAAAACTAGACCACTTGTTATAGCGAAGTTTGAGGAATTCGTCAGAAACAAACTAATTACTATTAACTCAAGGAGGTTAGCCAACGAGGTAAAGACTTTTGTTTGGCACAATGGCCGCCCACAGGCTATGCGAGGCTATAATGATGATCTTGTTATAGCATCTTGTATCGCTTGTTGGGTAAGAGATACAGCGTTAACGGTAAATAAAAGAGAAATAGAGTATAAAAAAGCGATGATCGGTGGTATTACAGTTAGTAACAGTACTTTCAATACAAAAATAGAAGGTATGCAGGGATATAAACCAACAGGTAAACCACAAAACACTTTTGAAGGAAATGACGGCAAGCAATATGATTTGTCGTGGATAATTAAGGGATAGAAATGGCTGACAATAGTAATCAAAACAAGAGCAATGAAAATAATCCAAGGAATCAACAATCCTCTTTATTTAAGAGGTTGACCAGACTCTTTAGCGGTCCTCTTGTTGATTATAATCAGCCGGCTGTCACCAGAACAACGGCTAGGACAGTTACCAAATATAAATTTACCACTGCCAATGGTAAGGAATTTAAGAAAAAAGAATATTACAACCCATTTTCTGGATTACAGAGCAAGGTGTTGCTTAATCGTGACAAACAGCTTCGTTATACTGATTTTGACCAAATGGAATATATGCCAGAGATTGCTTCTGCTCTAGATGTTTACGCTGATGAGATAACTACTTCTTCGGAACTAACATCTTTGGTAAATATTGAGTGCCACAACAGAGAGATAAAAGAGATCATCAATACTTTACTTTATACTGTATTGAACATTGATTCAAATTTGTTTGGCTGGGCTAGAAGCATGTGTAAATATGGTGACTACTTCCTGTATTTGGACGTGGATGACGATATAGGAATCACCAATGTGATTCCGCTTCCGGTTCGAGAAGTTGAAAGACTAGAAGGCAAGGACCCGACAAATCCAAACTATGTCCAGTACTATTGGAGTGGTGATTCGCAACCAGGAGTTACATTTGAAAACTGGCAGTTAGCTCACTTCAGGGTTCTGGGTAATGATAAGTATGTTCCCTATGGAACTTCAGTCCTAGAACCATCCAGAAGAATCTGGCGTCAGCTTACATTATTAGAAGATGCTATGATGGCCTATCGTATTGTTCGCTCACCCGAACGCCGTGTATTTTATATTGATGTGGGCAACATTCCTGCGGAAGATGTTGAGCAATACATTGAACAGGTCAAGACTCAGATGAAAAGAAATCAGATTGTAGATGGAGACACTGGACGAGTTGATCTCCGCTACAATGCTATGAGTATTGATGAAGATTATTATATTCCTGTTCGAGCCGGCAACTCATCCAGAATTGAAACACTGGCTGGTGGATCATTTACAGGTGACATTGAGGACGTACAATATCTTCGGGACAAGCTATTCTCTGCATTGAAGGTTCCAAAGGCTTATTTAGCACAATCGGACGCCATGGAAGACAAGACCACGCTAGCGCAAAAAGACATTCGTTTTGCCAGAACCATTCAGAGGCTCCAGAGAGTCGTCATCGCAGAGGTTGAAAAAATATGCATTGTTCACTTATTTACGCTTGGGTACCGCAATGCAGATCTAACTAATTTTAAACTAACTCTCAATAATCCTTCTAAAATTGCAGAACTACAAGAGCTTGAGCATCTTCGCTCTAGGTTTGAAATTGCTGGCGCTGCAACTGAGGGGTATTTCTCAAAGAGGTGGATTATAAAAACATCTTCAAACTTGATGATGATGAAATAGAGAGAATGCAGTTTGAACAATATACTGATTCAAAGCATGCTGCCTCTATTGAGGCTATGGGGACAGCAGCAGGCGAAGCAGTTTCCGCAGCCGCAGGCGGTGGTGAAGAAGGTGAAGACTTGGGGGGCGATGACCTTGGTGGTGACGACCTTGGAGGAGATGACCTTGGAGGAGATACCGGCGATGAAGCCGCAGCCCCCGAAGATGAAGGACCGCTTCTAGCCGAACCAGGACAACGGAATGATAATGGCTATGAAACCGTCAAACTAGACGGTCGTCGAGGTGGTGCAAGACTTAGGAGCTATTTAGCTAGTGCGGGAGAAAGTGTTGGCTCTAAGGGAGATAGAAACCTATTTAAAGGGTGGTCTGGTGAAATGAGACCGCTATCTAGAGGCACCGTTGGTGAGTCTATGCAGTCAGAAGAAATGTTGATTAGGGAAACAAATAACGATATTTTAAAACTTATAAGTGATCTGGAAAAAAACAATGAAGACTAAACACAACAAGAAAAGAAATACAGCATTTGTATACGAAGCTCTTTTGAGAGAAGTTACAAAGTCTATAGTTAGTCGGGATGCGGAACGTAAGAATAAAGCTATCTCTATCCTAAAAGAGTACTTCAAGCAGGGTACAAATCTCTCTAAGGAACTAGGCTGTTACAAAGCACTTATAAAAGAAGATGCCCTTGACAAGTATACGGCTGAAAAAGTTATTTTCTTAGCATCTAGAAAACACAGTGAACTAGACAAAAAAGAGATATTTAATGAGCAGAGTAGATTGATTAAACAAGTCAACACTGACCTTGGAGCATCAACTTTTTCTAACTTTATCCCAAACTACAAAAGCTACGCCACTGTCTATCAGCTTTTTAACAAAAAGACACCTCTGAAGACAAGGGTTATATTAGAACGAGAGATTTTGGAAACTCTTTCTGGAGAGAATCAACAACAAGATGAAGGCATGAAGCCTGTTGATACTCTTGTGGTAAAGACGTTCGTCAACAATTTCAATGATAAATATTCAAACTTGTTGCCCGAACAAAGAGAACTCTTAAATAACTACATTTTGTCCTTAGGGGATAATATGGCTGACTTTCAGCTTTTTCTAGTCAAAGAATTACAAAGAATAAAAGACAATGTAGCAACCTCTCTTTTGTCTGAAGATATAAAAGACGATGAACAGATGTTAGCAAATACCAAACTTGTCATCGAGCAGATAGAAAGCTTTAATGTTTCTAAGTTCAACGAAAAAGATCTAAAGAAGGTTCTTAAACTCCAAAATTTAGTAAACGAGTATAATTCTGATGTCAATAAAGATTAAAATAAACAAACCAGAAGAGAAAAAGCCGATTCAAGCTCAGGTTGAGCTTCAGGTCCGTAAAACTCTCTCGGGAAATTACTTGATAACTGACCACGAAAAAATGGATATTGTGATATCCCCTTCGGCTAAGAGTATATCTGCTATACCTAAAATGTACAGTGGGGACAATTCTAATATCTATAGCTATCAAAGAGACTTGATGGCTTCGTTGGAAAAGGGTGGTGTAATTGAGCACACTTTTATACAGGGTGGTTTAAAGTTTGGTGTCCTCGAGGCTCTTTACGGAGATGGGCAAGAGGGTGTTGACCCAGTACAGGTTGCTCTGTTGGAAATTGAAAAGTTTGTCAAGAAGAGTCTTGGTGAGGAAATTAAAGCCAAACAATATGATAAAGATATTGAAGATAGGTTCACGGATCCTGAAGAGTCAGAAACAACCGAACTTGGAGAGATTACTCCCACAGAGGAAACTCCATATGGTAGAGCCAGTTCATTTGAAGCTCCGTACAACTTTGTTGGCTACGGATATCTCTATTAGATAGGAAAATTGTGGATTTATTATATTTCATACTTTGTGCGTATGGATTAACACAAATTTTAACATTTTCAAAAATACTTGAACCTTTGCGTCCAAGTAATTATTTTTTTCACTGTCCTATGTGTGTAGGGTTTTGGTCTGGGGTCCTTCTTTTACTCCTAAACCCTTTTAGCGAACTATTTACCTTTGATGTTTCTATAATAAATGCTCTCTTGTTAGGGTGTTTGTCTTCGGGAACATCCTATGCGTTGTGTATGCTCATATCGGACGGAGGATTTCAATATGAATACCGAGCTAAAGGGAGTATGGACTCAAAAATGGATGCTAAGGCCAGTAACAAACTGTTGCAGGGGTAGCAGTATCGTGCGGGTAGCGCCCGCATCTAAAGGAGATAAAGATGAATAAGAAATATGTCTTACAAGAGTTTATGAACCTTGATTATAGCGATGAACTTCTTACGGAAGAAGAGCGTGAAGGTAATCGTGCCGGCACCCACCTCATCGTGGCAGGTAAGATTCAGTGCGCTGAAGCAAGGAACGGTAATGGACGTGTTTATCCACGTCCAATTCTTGAACGAGAGATTAAAAATTATGAAAAGCTTGTCAAAGAAGGTCGTGCGATTGGAGAATTGGACCATCCAGATACTTCAGTGGTAGAACTCAAGAATGCTAGCCATGTAATGACAGAAGTGTGGTGGAATGGTGATGATGTAATGGGAAAGATGAAGATTCTCAATACTCCCGCCGGACAGATAGCCAGGCAGTTGGTTGATGGCGGAGTTCAATTAGGTATCTCTAGTCGTGGTTTGGGCTCTACTCGCCAAGAGGGTAACACTACTATGGTGGAAGACGACTTCCAGCTACTATGCTTTGATTTGGTGTCTGAGCCAAGCACCACAGGTGCATTCTTAGTCGCTGAAAGCCAAGTAAAAACCCATTTGACAAAAGCTGATCGAATTAATCGTGCGCTTAATGATGTTCTCGGGGACGACGATTAAAGATGGGTGGTTTTGGCGCTAGCGGCAGTGGTGGACAGGGATTTGCAATTCGGCTTGAGGCTGATGGTGACACAAAGCTAGGAAATAGCGATGGCGACTTACATCAAGTCACGGGCACCCTTCAATTAAATGAGAACGTATTTGTCCTGGCAAACGGAAGACTCGGAATCGGCACAGACGCTCCCGACTACAAACTTGACGTAGCCGGAAACATTGGGATAAACCAACACATTTATCACAACGGCGATGCTAACACCAAAATAAACTTTACTGACGACAGGGTTCAGATTGAAGCCGGCGGACTTGCGCTGATAGGAGCGCACAAAAAGGGTTCTGCTCCTCATCAAGTTACTATTAACAATGGGTCTAACAACGTTGATTTTGTCGTTAAGGA